CGGGAACGTTACTAACCAGTATTGGCTGGGCCTCTATTCGGGGATTAAACCTCGTCTTACCAATTCATTTAATAGCATGGCACCTTCGAGTAATCGATTGGGAGAGCTATTGTTAAATAAAAACTAATATATGACAAAATATAAAATAGATAAATGTCATTCTAAAACGAATGATCCAAATAAGAAAATTATTAAACATAAAAATAAATTGTATTGTTTACTTTTACATACGAGTAACATTATAATAAAACTAACGTTAAACTTAATCTTGTTATTTATCTCACGAATCTTAAAATGAATTACTACAAAATTAAAGAAGTACTAGGTACGATTTTAACTTCATGTAAATTTCATCTAGATACAGAGTCATACGGTATGTCTTTAAAAGAATTTAATAGTTTCTTTGATACCTATGCTATGAACTTCGAACGGACAATCAATAACAATGGTAAGAAATATACTTTAAAACTCTTCAAAGAATTACACAATCAGTCTACAAAGCTTGTAACCAATGAACCCTGGTCTCCTATTCCATTTCATAAATCTAGTAAGGAAGGAATTAGCACTATGCTTCTCCCTATTCTAAAACATTTACGAGGTGACAATATTACAGATATAAGGATCATATTATCCATTACACGGTTACATGAATCAATCCGCCTACCGGCGGAGTTAGAGCTTTCATCAATACTCAATAGTTATGAAGGAAAGAGAGATTTGGATGAGTTTGCCGCTGAATTCCGAGAATTTCTTAACGAATCTCAGTGGACAAACAAACTTAAACAGAACCTACCTCGACTAAATAACAACCAACAGTTAATAGGTCGAATCCGATCAGGTCCAAATGGACAAGCGATAGTTAGCAGTCATTATGATGCTGTGGCAATTTTTGACAATGAAAAGCTAGCTACTAGTATACTTCAGTTTAATGGAATGCTTTCGCAGAACCAAGTAACTAAAAATATGCTATGATGTAGTCAGCAATGTTCAAAGATAAAACTACCAGTAGATCTTATAACTGGTAAAATAGCGCTTGCTTCAGAAAGAGCTGGGAAGACAAGACTGTTTGCTATTGGTGATTATTGATCTCAGAATAGTTTACAACCTTTGCATGACTGGCTTATGAAAATACTTAAAAGTCTCAAAACCGATGGAACTTATGATCAAGGAGAAGCATTCGAAAGAATACGATCCAAGAAAGTAAGATACATGGCTAGTTACGATATTAGTAAATTCACATGCCGAGTCCCGCTTAGATTACAAACTATTATGTTAGAATATTATACAAGCCATGATTTGGCCTTGTGTTGAGAAGGGATCGTAGGAGACAGGGAATTTCGCACTCCAGACGGAGAGACAGTGAAATGATGTGTGGGTCAGCCATTAGGATTATTATCCTCGTGGGCGACTTGTACATTATTACACCATCACTTAGTTTGAATTGCAAGTTACCGACATTTTAATGATCACCGAATCTTTACAGGGTACCAAATGTTAGGCGATGATATAGTAATCTGACATAAGGGTGTTGCTAAAGCTTATGCTAATGTTTTAGAGGAATTGGGAATAGAAATAAATTATACTAAGTCTAAGCTTTATGATAGTCAGAAAGAGATGCTACCAATTTTTGAATTTGCCAAGCGAACTTGCGTTGGTAACCACGAGATTAGTGGTATCCCTTATGATTTTCTAAAAGTTTCAACGGAGTCAATTTATAACTATGTCGATTTGGTTTTATACCTTAAAGACACCAAGCTTCTAGTGATTAGCGGAAATTTAGCCTTTCCCAAATACCTATCCGATAAAGGAAGATATTATTTAGAAATTCTTTGTTGAGAGAGGTCCCTTGGGCGCCCCGCCTGACTCGAAAGTCAATTGGGTAACGTTTTTGAAGAGACCACCTTGCTAAACGCGCTTCGCAAACAAGTTGCTAGGGTACGGTTAGAAGGCTTCCGAGAATTAATTGGGAAGCTTGACGAACTATGTTACTCCAGTGATTTGGGTAAAGAGCTCACACAAGCGGGGGTCGCGTATTCCGATACGCTGATTGGGTACTCGGACGAATTTTACCACCCTATTGTTCACGCTTTAAATAGAACCGGTATGGAAATCTGAGATACAATTCCCAAGTTAGAAGCTATCGAGTCTTCACTTGAAGACGAATGCGTTATTGAACTACCAGAGTTATTAGAGATTGAATATTTGCCATTACCATATATGAACGCTTACTTCGAGCGTCCAGGCAAAAGAAATCCTGAACGTCTTAAGAAACATTCACAGCTAGTATTAACG